GGTGAACTAGACCTAGAGGGTGCAGGGTATAAAGAACAAGGTGCGCTTGGCAAATTATCTGCTAGCATCGCAGAGAAGTTTGCTATTCTTGGTGCTAAAGTAGATGCACTAAGACAGAAAGAAGATGGTGATAAGACACCATCTCTAGTCGTGAGAATGGCAGAAAATGTCCGTGGCATCGGAACATTCTTCTCCAAGAATAATAGTCTAGAAGAACAACAGGTCAAAGCATCAGAAGAAAGTCTTGCTCAACAGATAAAAGCAGAAGATGATGCTGAGGTTGCACGAACTGCTGCCGCTGCTGGAGCACGCAACCGCATGGCAGGTGGCGTGGCATTTGACAATGAAAGAGACAAAGCAGGTGGTGGCGGTGGACTGCTAGGAAACATCGTCAACTTTGGTCTTAACTTACTAGGTCGTCGTGGTGGTCGTGGCAGAAATAGAATGCCACGCATGTCTAAGGGTAGGATGTACACCAATCCTATCGGACCACAAAGGATGGGATCCAGCACACCATGGGCGAGAGCAAGGGGTGGTGCTGGCATCAATGGATTCGCTCCTCGCATGGCATCCAGAGTGCTACCTGGACGCAAAGGACTAGCATCTGGTGGTGTCCTTGACAACCCAACACCACTCGGAGGTGGTGGAGATCAGGCAGTTGTTCCTAAGAACACTCTAGAAACAGCAGTCAAACAGAACCAAGACAATGTAAAGAAAGCAGATCCATTTGCTAAGGCACTGCAACTACCTACGATTGCTGCTGGTGCTGTGTTGATGAGCACTGCTAGTAATGTTGTTAATAAGATGGGTGGTATTGGTCAGATATTCAGACCAGTCATTCAGAAAATGTTCACACCTGCTGCTGCAGCGTTTGGCATCCCAGAAAATTTAGTCACTGCATTTTTTGGGGGAGAGCAATCAAAAGCAGGTGGTATTGAACTTAAAGGTGGTGGAAGAAGAGGAACAAGGGCAAAAAAAGGTGCTGGCGGTGCTGCAGCAGCAACTGGTGGTGGTGCCATGGGATTTATGTCGCCTGGTATGGTATCAGGTGGTGGATCTGTTGATGGTTATCAAATCACATCTGGTTTTGGTTATCGTCGATCTCCTGGTGGTGTTGGTTCAACAAATCACATGGGTGTTGACTATGGCATTCCACAAGGCACACCACTAGCAGTTAAAAAACCAGGAAAAGTTATTGACACTACTGTTCCTGCTATTGGTAACAATGGTGAGGTATACATTCAACATGATGATGGATCTCGATCTAGATATCTACACATGAGTAAGGTTGCAGTAAGTCCTGGAAGTGTTGTTACTCCTGGAACACTCATTGGTGAGACTGGTGGACAACCTGGAACTCCTGGTGCTGGTCCTACCACTGGTCCACACCTACACTTTGAATACTATCCACCTGGAGCATCTGGTCCTGTCGATGGTTCTGGTGTTGCATCATCTATCTTCAGTGCTGGTGGACAACTTTCACCTAGTGCTCCACCAGCAGCACCCGCCCCAGATGCGGCAGCAACTACAACATCACAGACACCTCAACCTGCTAGTGCTGCTCCAAGATCAAATCAACCAGGAGTTCTAGAACCTATTGTTCTTCCTCGTCCAGCACCAACAACACCACCAGCACAGTCTGGCGATACAGGCAATGGTGGTGCTAATCTCCCAGTGAGAAACCCTAACGCACAAATGTCATTGCTAGGAGGTATGCCGTAATGTCAAACTCAGTCAAGAAATTTGAACCTCAGAAGGTAGTCATCGCTGACGTTGCTGGCATTCAATATGATGTCACTAAAGCAGTTGGAATGTTCTCTTATTACGAGGACATCTATCAACCATTTGTTACAGCAAACATGCTGATGGTTGACAGTGGACAAAACTTCATTGGTAACCTACCTATCCAAGGTGGAGAGGAAGTTACTGTCAAAGTAAAAAATGTAAAAGGTGAAGCAGTAGAATATAATCTACTTGTTCAGAAGGTCGTGAACAGATCTGTTGAAAGGAACATGCAATACTATACTCTGGTGCTTACATCTAAGGAAGGACTAGAGAATGATACTGCTAGAGTAACAGAGAAGTATAAAGCAAACGCAGAAGCAATCGTCTCCGATGTTCTCAAGAATGTATTGAAGACTGACAAGGAATTGTTTGCAGAAGAATCTCAATTCAAGATGAGTGTCTTCCCTAATGGCAAGAAGTGTCATGCGTTGGTGCAGTCACTGATGTATAAGACAGTATCAAAGTCAACCAAGTTCAACAAAGGTGCTAGCACTCAAGGAACACAGAGTGAATCAGAACTGGGTGGTAATAATGTTCAGAAGTCATCAGGCACAGCAGGTTATCTATTCTTTGAGAACAAAGATGGATTCATTTTTCAATCTATGGACAGACTATGCTCCGATGGCACAGATTCTTTCGGTGGCACAGGACCAGTAGAAACATATTACTCACGTCCATCGGTTGGTATGCCACCTGATCAGGTGTTCTATAACATCGAGAACTATGCATTTGATGGTGACATTGACATGTCTGAGAAGTTGAACAACGGAATCTACTCTACACACATGTGCTACTTTGATCTCTCTTCTCAAAAGTATGAAGAGTATACTTATGACATGGCAAAGACATTCAACAATATGTCACACCTCGGCAGTCAGACAACACTAGCAAAGTATCAGAAAGAACTAGCAAAGAGACCTAGTAGAGTGATGAGTATCTTGCTAGACCATGAGGCATGGTATAGCGGAGAAGATATTGCAAACCCAGAAGAGGGTGGCGATGCACAGTTCCCAGACTATGCAAAGTATTATACTGCACAGTCTATTGGCAGAAGATACCTGATGGATACTCACAAGGTTCAGATTGAAATTCCTGGTAACTCAGACCTGAAGGTAGGAGATAAAATCAAGATCATGCTACCCAACATGGTAGCAGAGAAACTAAGAGAGGAACAACCATATGATGAGGAGGCAAGCGGCACCTATTTGATTGCTGCATTGTCTCACAACTATGCATTGATTGTTGACAGTGGAGAACCTAAGTTCTTTACTAACTTGGAACTCATTCGTGACACGATGGGTATTAAAGAATATGACTCTAAGGTTAAATAAGAGTAGGAGTTATTAAAAGATGGATCAATCTTTATCATCACTGTATCCCATACATCAGATTGGTTCTGACGGATTCTCCTGGTGGATCGGTCAGGTAGAAACCAATAAGAAGGATGACCCTAAGAGGTCAGGTAGATATCGTGTGCGTATCATTGGACAGCACCTGAAGACAGGTGACAATGCTACGTCTACTGAAGAACTACCATGGGCGCACATCATGATGCCTGTGACCACACCATTCATTGAGGGTGGCACTGGCGGTGCATCTCCTGGACTACAGCGTGGTTGCTTTGTTGTTGGATTCTACCTAGACAATGACAAGCAGAGACCTGTCATCATGGGTTCTATTGGTGGTGTCAAAGGTGCAACCAAAGAATCATTCCAAGATGACAATCCATCTGCTCCACTTAACTTCAAACCTGTTCTTGATCCTAAGACTAATCCAAAGCAAAATAGATCTTTAGAAACACAAGACGGTAAGACTAAGAGTGGCGGCAACTCAGACAAAGGTGTCATTGATGCAGACAAAGCAGACCTAAAGGATGGTGCTCCACCTGTATTGCTAGCAGCATATGCACAACACAGTGAGACTAACCCAACTGGTGGTAAGAGTTGTGTTGTTGTTGCTAACCCTAACTGTGGACAGGAGAACAATCTTCGTAGTGGTCTGACTAGAATCGTTGGTGATCTTCTCGCTGCTAACCAAGCATCAGGAGGAAACATTGGTGACTTCTATGTTAGTAAGATCAATGGTCTTCTCTATGATGGTATTGGACAGGCACGTTATCACATTGGTCGTGTAGTTAGACTAGTAAAGAGTTTCATTGCTAAAGGAAAAACAGAGATCACAAAGGCACTGCGTGGTGCTATTGATTTCCTAAATGAAACTCTACTAACAACAGAAGAAGTAGTAGGAAACACTGGACCACTCGCAGATCCAGAGAAAGCATTCAAACCTATCACAGAGAAGAGCAACAGACTCAA